CTCGCCGGCACGTTCATCAAGCAGTTGAGCTGGGGCCTCGATAACGCGCTGCGTGGCCGTGACGCGATCGGCACGCTGGGCGCGGTGTCCATCGGCGCCGGCACGATCGACGTGCAGGGGTCGCTGGATGTTTACCTTGCCGACGGCTCGCTGTACGACAAGTTCGTGGGCAATGTCCCTACGTCCCTTTCTTTCCGGATGTCGGACGCGGCTGGCAACGGCTACATCGTCACGCTGCCGCACGTCGAGTACAAGGACGCGAAGGTGCAGGCCGGCGCCATCAACCAGGACGCGATGCTATCGCTGCCTTGGGAAGCGATGCAGGACGCCGTCACAGGCAAGACGATCATCGTCGACCGCGTCGGCGTTGCAGCGACGTAAGTTTCAGCCGCGAAATGAGCAGGCCGGGCTTCAAACCCGGCCTGTTTTATTGACTATGCCATTGACATATTCGCAGATAGAGACTACGATCTCGTTGTTAGAACCAACAACTTTGGAGAGAGTGAAACACATGGACGTTTTCGCCGATTTCGCAACAGACGAAGAAAAAGAAGTGAACGGCGTGTGGAAGGAAATCAGCCCGGGTACCGAGGTTCTGGTCGCGCGGCTGGGCAACAAGAAGTACGCCCGCGTGCTGTCCGCCCTCGTCGAGCAGCATCAGCGCGTGCTCGACCTGAAGAACGAGGTGGCGGAGAAGCTGTCCGATCAGATCATGGTCGAAGCCACCGCCCAGGCCGTGCTGCTCGACTGGCGTGGCGACTTCAAGTTCAAGAAAACCGCCCTGCCCTACTCGCTCGAGAATGCCAAGACGGTGCTCGCCGTCAAAGATTTCCGCGCGCTGATCCAGAAGCTCGCCGGCGCCTTCGACTCGTACCGGGTCGCTCAGGAGGAAGCCCAAGTAAAGAGCTAGAGGCGTGCCTAGCCTGGGAGCTCTCGTGGGGGAAGGAGATCAAGACCCTGCTGGAGATCCAGGCGGCCACCGGCGCCGCACCAAAGGCTCTCCTCGACCGACCCCAGCTTAAGACCTCCAACCGGCATCTATTAGAAGCCTTCTACGAGGTCAGCGCGGGTCGGTCGTTGGGAGACCTGCCCCAGCCGGTCACCACCAGGCAAGTCCTGGATCACTGCGAGCTGCACCGGATCAGATCGCAGGCCTATCAGGAACGCCTCTTCGAGATCATCCGAAAGCTGGACGCAGTTTTTCTGAATCACATCGCCGAGCGGCGTGAAGCAAACGCAAAGAAATAGCACCCCCGCGAGGGTGCTTTTTCCTGAGCACCCGGTATAATTCGAATATGACAATGGCATATTGCCATTCCATCCAACTGCGATGAGCGCTTCCGGAACCTCTCCGACCCTTACGCTGCAGATACAGGCCCCGCAGGCCTTGTCTACGCTGCAGGAGCTCACTGCAGCCGTCACCGCGCTGAAGTCGGGGCTTGCGGGGATCAACACCAGCGCCTTCTCAGGTTCGCAGGCTGGGTTCACGCGTCTCGAGGCGGAGGTCAAGGAGCTGCGTGCCGCGCTCGGCGCAGCCCGGCTGGAGAACGAGGCGCTCGCCAAGTCTGTCGCCGCGCGCACCGCCGCGGTGACCGCCGGCGCGCAGAAGGAGGTGGCAGCCGTCAGGGAAGCTGCTCAGGCGAAGAAGACGACGGAGAAAGAGGTGCAGCTCGAGGCGGAGAAGAGCGCGGCGTATCTGCTGAAGGTGCAGTTGAAGTCGGCGGAGATGACCGGCGCCCTGGCGCTGAAGACGAACGCGGCGGTCGAGGCGTCTCTCGCGGCACACCTTGCGAAGCAGGAGGCGATGCAGGAGCGCTCGGCGCTGCGCCAAGCGGCCGTCACGGAGCAGGCGGCGGCGCGCGCTATCGCCGCGCAGGCGCGCGCAACCGCAGCCGCCGTGCGCCGCGCCGAGGTAGAGGGTGGGGCGAGCTCGGGCATCGGGCGCAGCGCCGTGCGCGGCGTGGCGGGCGCCACCGACTCGCTGTTCCTGACCTACGGGCAGTCGATCCCTGCACTTGTCGGCGCGTACGCCGCCTCGTCGGCGATCAAGAATTCCGTGCAGACCGGGTCCGAGTTCAACTACCAGACCGCCTTTTCCGGCGCCTTGGGCGACATGACGCCGGAACGCCTGGCCGAGATGCGCAAGGAGATCCGAGGCCTCGCAGCGGATTCCATCTATGGCCCGGTAGAGCTTGCCAAGGGGATGCGGATCCTCGAGCAGGCGGGCGTCGGCGCCGCCGACGCCATGAAGATCTTGCCGGTCTCGATGAAGGTTGCGCTGCAGGGCGAGACGGATCTGACGCAATCGTCCGAGACGCTGGTCGGCGTCCTGAACCAGTTCGGCCTGAAGGTGGACGACGTCAACAAGGTCGGCGACGCGATGTCGAAGACCGCGTCCGTCACGCAGGCGAGCATGAGCTCGTTGATGCAGTCCCTGAAGAACGCCACGGGCCTGCAGCGCTACGGCGTTGAGTTGAACACGTCTCTGGCGGTGATCGGCACCCTTGCGAAACAAGGTATCACTGGCACCACCGCAGGCACGTTCACCCGCCGCTTCTTCGAAGAGCTGTACCAGCCCCGCTCCACCGACGCGCGCCGCGCGATGAAAGAGATCGGCTTCAGCGCGTACGACGGCCAGGGCAAGATGCGCAAGGACACCGACGTCGTCAGCGACTTCGTCGGCCGCATGCAGGGCTACGACGAGCAGTCGCGGAACAGCCTGCTTGCGAAAATCTTCGACGAGCGCAGCGTCAAGACCGCGTCGACGCTCGTCACTGACCTGTCCGGCAGCTTCGACAAGCTGAGGCAGCAGATCGACGAGTCGGGCGGCGCGCTCGACAAGTTCTACAAAACGATGAACGGCGAGACCAAGCTCCTGTTCGAGCAGGTCAAGTCCAACGCCTCTGACTTGCTGATCGAGGGATTCAAAGGAATTGAAGGTCCTTTGAACACCCTGCTCGGGAATATGAAGGATTTCTTCAAAGATCCTGGCGTCATCGACTTTCTCAAGCTCGTCATGCTCCTGCCGACTGCGTTCGTCGGGCTGGCGAACATCACGGCTGAGGCGCGCAAAAACCTCACTCCGACGAACGACGCTCGGCTCGGCACGATCGACGCGAGCATCGAGAAGTTCCGCGCCGCCGGCGGCAGCGAAGACGGTGTCGGACTGCGCAGCGATCAACTGCGCCAGCAGCTCGCGCTGCGCAACCAGATCACCGCGGAGCAGGCGCGCGCAGCGGCGCCCAGCGCATCGCAGGTGTCTGCGGAGTACCGCAGCTTCCGTCAGATGGAAGCCGCCAGCTACGATGACCCGAAGTCTGCCACTGGGGATAAGCGCGCGTCGCTGCGGGTAACGGACCCCCTCGCCTTCGCGGAACAGCAGGCCCTCGCTAAGTCGCGCGAGAGCGAGGCCACAGCCGCGTTCCGCCGCGGCCGGCAGCAGATCGAGGACGAGACCAATTTCGCGCAGCGCCTGATCGAGGAGAAGCATCGCTTCGGCCTGGTCTCGGAAGCCGACTACACCAAAGAGATCGACCGGCTGAACGATAAGCGGGTGCAGGACGCCACTATCTCGGCCAACAACGAGCTCGAGGTCCTCCAAGCACAAAGCCTGCTTAAACAGACGGAGGCTGAGCGCCTAGCCAATACCACGAAGCAGCGTGACATTGAGGCGAAAAGGGATCACCTGCTCCGCGAGTCCGAGTTTCAAAAGCAGATCGTCGGACTTCGTAGGGAGGGAGCGATCAAGGCCGCCGACGCCGAGACGCAAACCATCGTCCGTAAGCATCAGGAACAGGGCCAGACATTCCGCGAGCAGATCAACCTGCAGTTGGCTAACGGCCTGCGCGGTCAGGTCGATGCCGCGCAGTTCTCCGCCGAGCAGCAGACCCGGCAGCAATTTCTGCCTGACATTCGGGCGGTCGACGAGCTGATCGCGAAGAAGGCGAAGGACGGCGACGACAACACCGGCGAGATAGCCGCCCTTCGCGAGCGCAAACGGATGCTCGAGGACACGCTCGGCGCGCAGGTGAAGCTGAACGGCGCGACGGCCGCCCTTGCAAAGGAGACCGAACGCAGCTTCGGCTATGGCACGCAGCAGTTCTTCGTCCAGTACATCGACGCGGCTACAAACGCCGCTGAGCAGTCGAAGGCAGTGTGGGGCACCGCGATGAAGAGCGTTGAGGACGCAACGGTCCACGCCATCATGACTGGCAAGACACAGTGGCGCTCGTACGCAAATACGATAGTCACGGAGCTTGTGCGGGTCCAGGTGCAGAAGGCGACGGCAGGCATTGCAAGCAGCTTCGCACCTCTGTTCGGCAGCGGCACGACCCCGGCATCGAACCCTGGTTCCGGCGCCTACGAGGGCCATACCGGCGGCATTCTCGGCTACGACACTTTCGCCTATCACGGCGCTCCGATGTCCGTGTTCGACGGCGCGAAGCGCTACCACACCGGCGGCGTCATTGGGCCGACCGAAATGCCGATCATTGCCGAGCACGGCGAAGGCGTGTTCACGAAGGAGCAGATGAAGCGTCTCGCGCCCGCCGGCGCTGCGCCGGCCCCGCAGAACATTCGGGTGGAGATGATCAACACTGGCACGCAGCAGCAGGTGACCAGCGCCACGCCGCGCTTCGATGTCGACGGGCTCGTCATCAAGATCATCACCGCCGATGTGCGCGTCAACGGGCCGATCTCGCAGAGCATCGAGAACGCTTACGGCATGAACAGGAAGCCCCGCTAATGATCGCCACCTTCCCAGCGTACGCCGTCCTGCTTCAGGATGGCTTTGGCGTGAAGCGCAAGTCCGGTGTCGCGCGTACGGAGTTCGACGACGGCATGACGAAGCAGCTTCAAACAAAGAGCCGGGTGAAGGTTGCCCGCACGGTGAAGTACGGCCTCAAGACGCTTGCGAATTACCAAGCGTTTATCACCTTCTTCCAAACCACAATTCATTTTGGCGCCGACTGGTTTAACTGGGTCGACCCGGTGGATGGCGTGACGAAGCTGGCGCAGATCGTCACTGAGCTGGGCGAAGAGAAGCCTGACACGCCGCTGCTCGATTTTTGGGCCGTGAGCTTCACCATCGAGACGTGGAGCAATGGCTAAGACCTACACCGCGAATTTCAAGCGCCGCGTCGGCGGCACGAGCGGGAGCGAGCCGAGTTACTTGCTCGAGATCACGCATCCGCAGCTCGTCGCGCCTATCCGCGTCATCAACGACAACGACAAGCTGCGGCGCGTGACGCCCGGCCCGTTGTTGAACCTGCCGGGCTTTGCCGCTGACGGCGCGACGATCGCGCTGGACTTCGATTTCACCAAGGCCACCGGCGTGCCGCAGGTCGGCGCAGGTTTTGGCGCCCTGACATGTGCGCGCGCGGGTAGTACGGCCACGCGGGTCAACGCCCTGGGCCTAATCGAGATTGTCGCGGCGGACACGCTACGGTTTGATTTTGACCCTGTGACGCTGGCGTGTAAGGGGCTGCTGACTGAGGAAGTGCGCACAAACGTCTTTACCCGAACCGCGGATCTCAGCCACGCGGATTGGATCAAGCTGCTAGGTGCGACTGTCACCCCGGACACTGGCATTGCTCCCGACGGTACCACGAGCGCTGACACCATTAACTTCAGTGCGACAGCGTCAAACCGGGTGGAGCAATCGCCTGTTGCTGCCGTCGACGGTGAAACCTGGACCGTAAGTTATTGGCTTTCCGGTAGCGGCACGATCAACATCAACGTCGGCACAAGCAGCGGAATAGGCGGCCAGACCGAGCTGACCATACCGCTGACGAGTACGCTGACTCGCTACACCGCCACGGTGACGCTCGCTGCCCCGACCGGAAACGTGCGCGGTATGATCATTTGCCGTATTCCCGGCAACACTGCTACGTCGTGCAAAGCGTGGGGCGCTCAACTGGAAAAGGGCGCGTTCGCTACCTCGTACATCCCGACGACGAGCGCGGCCGTGACGCGCAATGCAGACGTGTCCAATGTAGCCACGCTGGGGCCTTTGTTCAGCGTCAGCGAGGGCACGCTGGTCAGCGAATTCGATCTGCTCGCCACCATTAATACCGCGAATCAATACGTGGCGGCCTTTCGGAACGCTGCGTCAACCAACGTCATCGGCTATCGCACATCCTCGGGACCTCTCGGTCGGTCATCCGGCTTGGTGGTAAGCGGTGGCGTGACGCAGGCGGACTTCAATGCAGGCACGGCGACTGTTGGCCCGGTAAACCGGGACGCGTTCGCTTATAAGTTGAACGACTTCGCCGAATCATTCGGAGGTGCCGCGGCTGTCACCGACTTGGCGGGCATCGTGCCGGCCGTTGACAGGTTGGACGTCGGGCACCTGTCGGGTACACAGCAGCTCAACGGCCACATCCGCCGTCTCACTTGCCTGCCTCAACGGCTGCAAAACGCGGATCTGGTGCAATTGTCGAGCGCTCCGTTCACGACGTACACGGAAGAGTACCTGGCGTGCGCGTTCCACATTCAATTTCCCGACGACGTCTCCGGCTCGATGCCGCGCGTGCCGATCTCGATCGACAACATCGGGCGCGAGCTCACGCAGTGGCTTGAGACTTCGCAGGGCGGCCGCGACGCATCGGTCCGGATCATGCAGGTGATGCGCGACACGCCTGACGTGATAGAGCAGGAGTGCACGCTCTTTCTGCTCAACACCAATCAGAGCATGACGACCATTTCCGGCCAGCTCGGCTACGAGAACGTCCTCGACCAGCCCGCGCTTGGGGCCATACAGACGCCGCAGCTTCAACCGGGGATCTTCTGATGGCGCACTGGACGCATGCGTACGTGGGCTTGAAGTACGTGCCCGGCGAGTTCGACTGCGGGGCGTTGGCTGAGCGCGTGCAACGCGAGGTGTTCGGCCGCGCGGTGCGCCTGCCGTCTGAGCGGCCGTACCTTGCGGCAGAAACTCCGGCCGACAAGTTCGAGGCGCGCGCCGCGCAGATTCAGGCCGAGATTGATAATTTCGTTACTCCTGCAGAGACGCCCAGCGAAGGTGACGCAGCCCTGATTTGGGCGCGGGGTTACCTACAGCACATTGGAGTTTGCTGCTTCATTCAAGGCGAGCTGTGGATCCTGCATGCGGCGAGCAGCAAGATGCACACGGTTCTGCAGCGTGCCAGCGTACTCGAGGCACGGGGCCTGCGCATCGAGGGCTACTACAAGTGGAAATGATTGCCACTGATCTGCTGGAGCCTAAGCGCGCTGTCGCGTCGATCTCGCCGCATCCGCTGCTTCCTGCGAAGGACCGGGCGCTCGAGTACGCGGTGTTTCTGCCGAACGAGACGATCAGCGCCTACCTGAAGCGGACCGGCCTTGCGGAGCGTATGGGCAGACAGCCGTTCATGCTTACGATCAACGATCGAAAGCTGCCCCGGGCGTTGTGGGCTCGCTGCAAACCGAAACCCGGCAGCCTGATTCATCTCTATGCGACGGTTCACAGCCAAGACGGCCAAGAGGGCGACGGCGCGGACAAGAATCCCTTGATGATAGCTGCCTACATCGCGCTGATTTATTTCAGCGGAGGCGTTGGCGCGGCGTACGGCACGTTTGCCGGCGCCGCGGTGATGGTGGTGGGCGGCATGGCAATCAGCAAGATGTTCCCGCCGCCGAAGCCGCGCCTGCCCGGACGTGATGGCCTTAATGCGGTGGACACCACGTATTCCCTTGCGGGCGGCTCAAACTCGATTCGTCCAAACGAACCCTTCTCGAAGATCATCGGTACGCATCGCGTGTTTCCGGATTTCGGCGCGCGTCCGTTCACTGAGTTTCGCGGCTCCGACCAGTATTCGTTCTACGTTTTCGACCTTGGCTACAACGACGTCGATCTGTCTGATTTCAAAATCGGTGGCAACCCTATCAGCAGTTATGAGGGCGTAACGCTCGAGCAGAGCGGAGCGGACGGCAAGCTTACGCTTTTTCCTGGCAACGTTGACTCAACAGAAGGTGCGTCGCTGACGTTTGCCTCGAGCTGGGTAACGCGCACGTCTAGCCCGGACGTAACGGCTCTTGCGGTGGAGTTGCAGGGCTCGCTGTTCTTCGTAGAGAAGACCGGCAACATGCTGCCCGCCGGCGTCACGATCGAAGTGCAATACCGCGCCGTGGGCGCCGTTTCCTGGATTCCCATCGCCTTTCCTTCTGACGACGTGGTTCAGTGGGTGCAGGACGGCTTCTTGATGCAGTCTCCGACCTTTCTCCCCACTGTCGATCCTGCGGATCTTTACGCCGCATTTCCTGGCCTTCAGTTGTTCGCGGGCCAGACTCGAATTATCAACGCCAACCGCTCGTTGGTGCAGAGGTCGTTCTACTTTCAAGTTCCGAAGGGCCAGTACGAGGTCCGCGTAAAGCGCGTGGATCCTGAAATTACCACTACCACTGGCAGCACTTCCGAGTTCGTGTGGACGCAGTTGCGCTCGTATCAGATCGACAACACGGCCTACGACGGCCGCAAGCGCGTCGCCCTGATGATCAAAGCGACCGGGCAGCTCAACGGCACGCTGCAGCAGTTTAGTTGCATAGCTCGCGCGAAGACGCAGGTGTGGAACGGCGCCGCCTGGGTGCAAGCACAGACGTCCAACCCGGCATGGTGGTATCTGGACGCGCTGCGAGGGAAGTTTGCCGGAACCCTTCGAGTGTGGGGTGGTGGTATTGCCGATTCCCGTAACGACCTCGAAAACATCAAAGCCTTCGGCGCGTGGTGCGACGCGCAGGGCCTGACGATCAACTGCGTGTTCAGCCAGCAGACGTCCGTGATGGATGTACTGAACGCGATCGCCTTGATGGGTCGCGGAACGCCGAGCCTCGGGACCGCGAAGCATGGTGTCGTTTGGGACGCGCCGAATCTGCCGGTTACCGGCGTGTTCGGCATGCACAACATCGTGGCCGGATCTTTCGAAATTGCCTACACGAACGACCAGCTTGCCGACGTCATTGAAGCGACCTTCGTGAATCCGGATCTTGACTGGCAACAGGACATTGTCCGAGCCACCGTTCCCGGCGCAACCGGCGTCGCGCGCGTGAAGCGTATTGACCTGTTCGGCAGGACCAACAAAACCCTTGCCGGGCAGGATGCGAATCTGTATGCCGCGGCCAATGCGCTGCGCACGCGTCGCTACAAGTGGCACAGCGACTGGGAGGCCATGCCCTGCTCACGCGGAGACGTCGCGGAGCTGTCGCACGATCTCGCGAGCCTTGACCATTCCGGGCGGTTCATAGAGGGCGGAAGTGCTACCACGTTGAAGCTCGCGAAGACGGTGCCTCTTTTTACAGGTGGCGCGTTTATCGTCCTCGTTAAGCCCGACGGTACGTTTGCAACGTATCCGGTCGCCGGCGGGGTTGGCTCGTCCGACACCTTGACTGCGACCCCGCCGCTGCCCTTCAACCCGTGGGTGGACGTCGACAACGTCGTGTACGACTACAAATGGCTTTACGGCCCGACCGCCACGCCGGGAAGGCGCGTGAAGATTGACGGCTTTCGGCCGCTTTCAGAGAGGCTGGTTGAGTTGACCGCGATCGACGACGACCCGACCTACTACGCATCGAAGGACAACCTGTTCGAGTCCACCGCGCCGCGGCCTTCCTTCGGCGCCGCCCCGAACCTTTCCAATCTGCAGATGATCGAGGACGGGCTCCGCGCGGGTACGGGCTACATCACCAAGGTGAGCATTAGCTGGGACGCGTCCGGCAATTACTCGTTCGCTGACGTGCGCGCATCGTTTAACGGCGGGCCGTTTACATCTATCGAGACCGGCTTTCGCGAACGCACGTTGTTCCTCACGATGCAAGACGGCACAGACCTGGTGATCGAGGTGACGGGCTACGGAGATCTCGGCCGTCTCGGGCAGTCTGCAAAACTCGTCGCTTCAAAGCATATTGATTTCTCTGCTCTGAAGCCGCCCTCTCAAGTTGGGTCGTTCTCCATCAACGGCAGGACGATGGATTGGCCCACGTCGCCCGAAGTAGATGTCGTTGGTTATAAGATTTTCTTCCAGTACGGCGATCATCGGGTTCGTTCCGGCGCGGCGCCTCTGCATTCGGGCCTGGTTACGGCCTCACCTAAAAATTTCGACACTCTGCCTTCCGGCCAAGTCAGCATTGGCATTGTCGCCGTTGATGCCGCCGGCCTCGAGAGCATCGAGACTAGCTGGATCGTGACGGACCTTGGTGATCCGTTTGTCGCAAACGTCGTCGAAGAAATAGATTTCAAAGCTCTCGGCTTTCCGGGGATGTTTTCGGGCGGCACCATTTCTGTCGGCAATCTCGTTGCGAACACTGAGACGCTCTTTTACGCGGCGGACGACGCGGTGCCCGTCTACACGTCCGACAGCGCGGTGTTCTATACGGTGCCGACGTACTCGCTGATGACTTATGAGACGGAGCAATTTTCGGCTTCGGCGATATTCACAGGCAGCCAAATGACGCTGGCGGTGACGCTCGAGGGCCTGCCGGCCATGATCGAGTTCCGTGCCGTCGACACGGGCCCGTTCTACTCCTCATCCAACATGGACCTGGTGTACACGGCTGACGCCGATCCGTTTTACGAGGCGCAGCCTTCGCCGTATGTCACGTGGCCCGGCTCGTACACCATCAGCCCGGGGCTGTTCCAGTTCCGTATCACGACGGCGCGCAGCAGCGTGCAGGGAAAAATCACGCAGCTCAAAGCGATCATCGATGCGCCCGACATGGAGGAATTCTTTAATGATTTCCACGTTGGTATTGGTGGTACGCGCCTGCCGATTACCAAGCCCTTCACAGCTATCAAGAACATCCAGGTGACGTTGCAGAGCGACGGGGGCACGGCAGAGGGCGCGAGGTGGGTAGATAAGCAAATTAGCCCGACCGGCCCCCTGATCGCGACGTACAACGCAGCGAACTCGGCCGTGGCCGGCATCGTGGATGCGCGGGTCAAGGGTTACTAGATTTCAAACAAATCGTCTAATAAGGATAAAAATAAATGACGACCGCACTTGCAATAAAGGGGGACCTCGACGGGTCTACCGTCGGGCACAACCAAGGCATCTTCAAGGCTGCAATCGGGGACATCCGTGATTTCCTTGCGAACCTGCTCGGTACGGCAGGTACGCCCGACGTCGCGGTCTCCGCGCTTAAGCTGATCGACTCCAAGGCGGTATTGAATCTGGCGCCCGTTCCTACGATTGGCGCGAGTGCCCTGACGCTCACGTTCAGGGATGCAGGCGGCAATAGCCTTAGCGCTGCCAACCCGGCGGTCATTGCGCAGCGTTCCGTGACCCTTGGAAGTGGTCTGACGAACATGCGGACAGTCACAGCCGACTTCAGCATGGTCGTGAGCTCCGGCTCGACGCTGGGTCTTACGAGCGCGCGCCTCTGCCCGGTGTACTGCTACGTGATCGACAATGCCGGGGTGGAGGCCGCGGCAGTGAGCGGCTCATTTCAGGGTGAGACGGGCATTTTCACGACGGTTGCGGAGGGCGGCGCCGGTACGGCCGACACGCTGGCGACGATGTACTCGACCGCGGTGCTGACGAGCAAGCCTGGCCGGCTCGTCGCGATCATGTGGTTCACGCTGACTGCAGCGGGCACGTGGGATTCGCTGCCCAGCGAAGTGAAACTGGCGCCGTTTCACATTGAGACGGTGGGCGAGGTCGTCGACTACAACGGCGGTGTGGTGCCGTATGGCTTCCATCTGCAAGACGGCTCCAACTTCAGCCGCACGACCTACGCGAAACTTTTCGCGAAGCAAGGTACCGCGTTTGGTGTCGGCGACGGCAGCACCACGTTCGGTGTCGGCGATTCGCGCCGGCGCGCGTTGGTCGGCGCGGGCGGCACGGGAACAGGCGTCCTTGCGAACACGGTCGGCAGTTCCGGCGGTACGGAGACGCACACCCTGCTGCTCGTCGAAAGTCCGGGCCACGCGCACGGCGGCGCTACGGGTGGTCAAAGCGCGGACCATACCCACCCTGTCGGGCAGCCAAACCAACCCGGTAGCCTTGGCTCAACTGGGCAATCCCTTGCAGGTAACACTGCAGCAGCCACATCCAGCACATCTAGCAACGACCACACGCACACGATTCCGTCCTCGGGCGGCGACGGGCCGCACAACAACATGGGCCCCTCGCTCGTCGTGACCAAGATGGTTCGCTGGCTCGGCGACATCTAAAAACAAAAAGGAGAAAAGAAAAAATGATTTCCATTTCCGCATCGAAGCTTCCCGACACCGAAGGCAACGTTCGCGCTGCACTGACGGCCTACAAGCAGGCGCTCATCGACCACGCCACGACGGAGGGCGTTCCCGCTCCGTTCCCGCAATACGAGCTCCTTCGGGAGATCGTCGAGATGGGCGGCGGTGACTTCGTCGTCGTTCAGGAGCCGCTGCCTGCAGAGGTCGAGGTCACTCCCGCTATCGAGATCG